AACAATTTCTTTTTTTACAAAACATTAACAGTCATGGCTGACGCCACCATAACTGTGTCTGGCACCATCCAAGGCGTTTCACTACCAGCCGGTGTTGCCGCAGCCGGAAGCGTAGACAGGGTGCGCAGTCGCGCCGAACTTTATTTCTTCGGTGCAATTTAGGAGCAAGTATTATGACCAATGGTCGCTTAGCATCAAAAATTATTAATTCAAAAAAAGCTGAGATGGTATATAAAAATACCTCTCAATCTTCTGCTGCTGTTTCTATTCAGGCCGCAACGCTGTCCTCCACAGCAAACACTACCATGTCGTTGAGCATCGACACCAGCACAGATTACTCCTTCAACTATACTGTTGGATATTCCACACTACCCAAAGCCGCTACAACCGATTTGGCCGCTTTTGATAGCACAAGCATGATGTTCCACAACACAGGTAGTACCAGTTGGAGTAGCACCAATCGCGGCCTGCGCATGGCCTATGCCAATTCGTCTTCGGTATCAACCTCACCGGCCACTTCCAGTACCTATCAACAGCATCACTTGCGTATTGACCCTTATTACCTAACCAATCCAGAGGAATTCGGTGGCAAGGAGACAGCTAGCTATATTACCAATAACGGGAGCAGCACAAATTATCTCCACGAAGACATCACTAATGGTGGCAACCGAGATTTGGCGGCGACAATCTCGCGCATTTATAGCACTTCTTCTTCTGGTAATTCTGATTCGACTAGTTGGAACTATTATGAACGTGGCATGGTGGTCGATTACTATCAAACATCAGCCTATAATTGCGCAGCTATTGGTTGGGACAACAATGCCTATATGTCATTTATGACGGCGAACACCGCCGTTAGTGGTTTAAGCAATCAATCTAATCGAACATCAGATAGTTGCTTTTACGCCATCAGCCCCAGTGGCTATGATTCAAATAGCTACTCGCATCCTTTCTATCAAGGCGTGGCTTGGTTTGAAAATGGCATTTATGTCTCGAACCCCGCCAACAACAGCAATACTTATTTTTATATTGGTGATGCTCTTTACTCTAGTGGTAGTAGAAACAGTAACGTCATTTATGACGGCTGGGGAACCGGCAACCGCACTTATCAATTTAGTTCCGGTATACCCGCTTACCCTGTGTGCTGGATGAAATACAACCCTGTTGCAGAAAAATGGTACATTGCCATCAAATCAACAGGCATCTACGAGTTTGACCGCACATCGCTTCACACTGGCTCTAGCAGCCGAAACATCAGCGACTTTAATAAAGTGGCCGACATGCCGAACGATCAAATGTCAACGCCGATGCGAATCGATAAATCCCTTTGGCATAGCGTTGACAGTTCAGATGAGGCATGGATTTCAACTGACCTTATAGAATGGACTAAAGCCAGCACATACTACGAATCGAATTACGGCGCAGAAAATGTTGCCGCAAGTAAGTTACTTACTAACGGTGAACACGCTTTAGCTATAGTCGGCTCCACGGATACTGGATACACCGTATCAGGTTATGATGCTATCCCGCAAGATGGCACCATCGAATACAAAACCACGCTTTCCAATTATGAGCGTACCGGCCTCCTACTCTCCTCTGGCGATGTTATCTACGCGGAAAACAGTGGAGCCGCGCCACTGGCAATCAGTATCATGGGGTACGAAGATGAGTAGGCGCATTGTAACTCGTTCAGCAGATGGGGGAACCAGTGACGGTGGGGGCGCTACCGCTACCGCACCAACAGTCTACGTGCCTACTCTCAAGACGTACACGTTCTACGACTACGAAGTCGATGGTGCGCTCTCGTCCGTATCGGCTCAGTTTGAAGCCGACATGGGTATAGCACAAGACAACATCCTACGAGTTGAAATCGTTGGTACGAATGTACAGTCGACAAGTGCTTGGCAGATGCACTTCTACCCGCTAAATACAAGTGGCGCAGAACAAAACGGGTACATGGGATATAGCTTCAATGGAATTCGTGGCTCCGGCAGTCACATATATAGCACAAGCCATAACTCCAACGCCAAATATATCTGGTGGCCCATGTACACCAGTGTCTATGATGCCAATTCATATGGCAGCGGTATGACATTTGATTTCCGCTTCCCTGTGAATTCTATAAGTTCAACTAATAAGGCCTTGCAGATGGGTGGTAGTTGCCACTACCAACAAAACACTAGTTATAACTACCCTAATCTGGAAAATTTTTCGTGGGATAACTACAGCAATGACAATCCTTACCCCAGCATTCACGGCATTAAATTGAAACCCAATTCGGGCAGCTTTACTGGCGGCAACATTTTAATAAAAATCTGGCACAAGGGCTAACTATGACACTATTTAAAAAGGTAGGGAACATACGCGCAGAACTCACGCCCGAAGAAGTCGCTGAATATGAGGCCAACCAACTTTCCGCTGCCGATAAACAAATTACCAATCTAATTGCAATAACTCGTGACCAGAGGAATACACTTCTCGCACAATCGGATTGGACGCGCATGGACGACAACGGTCTTTCAATAAGCGATAAAGAGTCATGGGCCACATACCGACAAGCCCTACGAGATTTACCCGACCAAGAAGGTTTCCCCTCCGAAGTCGAATTTCCTAATGCACCCTAAAAACGGAGACCAAACATGTCTAAGATCATTATAGATCAGGTTCAAAAAAACGGGGGAACCGCGCTAACCCTTCCGGCATCGGACGGTACAGCAAACGCCCCTCTGGTAACAGACGGTGCTGGCAACCTGTCTTTCGCCCCTAACAAAATGCCCACAGCCGATGGCACCGCTAACAAGCCTGTGGTAACAGATGGTAGTGGTCAGCTATCCTTTAGCCCTGTCGGCTTACCAACCGCAGATGGCGCAGATGGCGAGTACATGATTACCGATGGCGCAGGTCAGCTTTCTTTCGTTGCATTAGCGGACACCTCGCGAGTACCCAATGAAGGTGCTGGCGTTTGGGGTACGGTTATCACTACCTCTGCTCGCCAAAACGTCTACAGCACTGGCGAGTGGTCTTCTTCTGGCCCTTGGACTACCTATTACCACAGCGATATGACGGATAGTACCTCCGTCACTCAGGCTTGGAACATGTTCTTAGGTGACGGCATGCCAACTGGCAGTAGTGAATATTTCTACTCTCATGATGACGGCGGTGGCTTTAACCGCCAAGCCGAATACGCAAACAATAAGCGTGTAGGCCACCTTCGCCGTGACTTCTACTACGACGACAACGCATCAACAGGCAACGATTACTCTGGCTGTTCATGGCGCGTATTACCGATCAGAAATACCACAGCGAATCAGATAAGTTGCACCATTAACACCTATTGCTCAACCGGCTCTGGCAACTACGGCGGCGGCAGTTTATCTTACTTCCGTCCATCTTCTGCTACAGCATCAGCAGGCTCGACCGTATCCTATGAAGATGCCACAGGTGGTTCATGGTCAAATATAGAAAACTATACTAACAATAATATCACGCGCCATCTAAACGGTTCGATCACGATTCCAGCTCACACCACTGTTTTGGTTATGCTGAACTCTAGTCATCTATATCAAACAACACACCGATATAAAGACACTAACGAATTCTATAACCTAGACACCACCTTCTCAACAGGCCTTGTGTGCGACTTGAAGATGCTCGACGCCCTACAAAAAGCGCGATCTTCCAGCAACTCACAAACCTCTGCCAACCCCCATCAACTATACAACTGGTGTGCTGACCAATTCGGCAGCCGATAGGAGACTCCTAATGACTTACGCAATTATTGAAAACGGCGCCATTGTCGGCACCAAATTCGACAAGCCAGAGAGTGGCGAGTACGTCGAGTACGTCGAGTCCATTGGCTACCCTATCAAGTTAGTCGACGGCGCAGTTGTCGCATGGACAGACGAGGAAATCGCAGCCGACATTGAAGCCCTCGAAATCAAAGACGGTGCAGCTACTATTCGCACTAAGCGAGACAAATTCCTAGCTGAATCCGACTGGGTAGTAACCCGCGCCAAAGAGCTTGGTCAAGACGTACCTCGCGAGTGGTTCGATTACCGCTCCGATCTACGCGGCATTCCAGAACAAGAAGGCTTCCCATCTAGCATCACTTGGCCAGACAAACCCTCCTAAAAACGCTCCCTCCACCCCCTTATGCCCTATTTGATAGGGCATTTTTTTTACAAGGACGATCCTATCGCGCATCTTTGAGAAAATTATTTCACTCATTCACATCACTATGCGATTCCAATGACAGAGACACAAGCAATTCGACTAGATCGTATCGAAGGAAAGATAGATAACGTGAACCAGAACGTGAATGATGGCTTTGTGACGATAGCCAGAATGGAAGAAAGAATCATTTCGCTATTTAAAGACAACGAGGCATTCCATAAACAGATTGCCGCTCTCGAAGAATCTTTTAACAAACGGATAGACACGCTAGAAATTATTGTTGCTGAGCAGTCTAAAACCATTAACACACAAAATAATTTGATTGGCGACACAGCCAAAGTAACGAAAACAATATCTCGTCTTTTCTGGGCCGCCGTCACAGCTATACCAACTGGTTGGATCAGCTTATTTTTTTACATGATGAGAGAATAAAATAACCAATGGGAGCTAAGCCCATGAACACGTTTTCCACAAACTCACGCAGCCGCCTCGACACTTGTCATCCCGACTTGCAACTACTTTTCGAAGTAGTCCTACAAAAGCATGATTGCTCCGTTGTGTCTGGCTATCGCGATAAAGAGGAACAGAACGCGCTCGTTAAAGCAGGTAAGTCTCAACTGCTTTATCCTATGTCGAACCACAACGAGTCTCCGTCGAACGCCGTTGATGTTTACCCTTACCTGCCCAGCACCGACATCTGGGCTGACAACATCCACTTCTTCCGCTTCGCTGCCATCGTATTTGAAGCGGCATCCGAGCTAGACATCAAGGTTAGATGGGGCGGTAACTGGCGTACATTCGTAGACCTACCCCATTGGGAGATAGCATGAATTTCTTTAAAAGTATTTTTGGCGGCGGCATCGCTGAACCCATCGAAGCGGTAGGCAACATCATTGATGCTGTTACCACTAGCGATGAGGAACGTGCTGCGGCTGAACACCTCAAGCAAAAGCTGGCAATGCAGCCATCACTCCTACAATCAGAAATCAATAAAGTTCAAGCGGGCCACCGCTCCATGTTCGTGGCCGGTGCGAGGCCTTTTTTGATGTGGGTATGCGGCTTCGGTCTGGCCTTCGCCTTTATCATTAACCCGATCTTGGAATGGTTGTTCCCCGCAGCCACAACACCTAATCTACCACTAGATGCTATGACCGAACTTGTTCTTGCCATGCTAGGTCTTGCTGGACTTCGCACCGCAGAAAAGCTATCAGGTCGTGCAAAATAAAGGACTGTCAAATGGCCAACCATTTACGAACCCTGAAAACCGAGCAAAAACATCTTAATACACTTCTGGAGTCCAAAGGCTGGAACTATTTAAAAGACATCGTTATTCAAGACGAGATCATGAAAGTGGCCTACTCCTTGTGTGAGAACAAGCCGATGGACACCGATCAAATGCATTTTCAGCGAGGAGCTATGTGGGCTGCTCGCCGCTTCACTAGCATTCCCGACACGCGACTCACTGTCGTTGAAAACGAAATTGCCTTGCTTGAAGCACAAGAAGCTATAGAGCAATCGTAATAAGGACGATGAGCTAACCACTCGTTGTCATACTGACTCCTCCATTAACCATTCCGCCAAGGCCGAATACCATGAACGATAATGATCTAATCCAAGCAATGGCCGCTCGCAAGACCGGCGCTGATGTTCCACCAACTCAGCAAGCCGCTCAACCGCCAGCCCAACCAGCGCAGGAACAACAAGCACCAGCCCCCCAAGTAGATGCGCCAACCACTCAACAAGAAAAGGTTGCTGAAAAAGCCTCCCCAACCACCGAAGGTGACAAGGCAAATCAAGAGCCTGTCCTATACAATATTGCGTTTGGAGAACAAGAGCGCCAGCTTACCGACAAGCAAATCAAATCCACCTTTGATCGCTACTCCTCTTTAAACCATAAGCACCAGAACATGAAGCCCATTATCGACTTTGCCGAGAAGCTGATGAATGGTGCTAAGCAACAAGGCAAAGAAGTAACCCCCGAACAATTTGTTCAAGGCTTGCAACGCGCATTCCAAAAGAATGCTCAGTTCGGCAAAGGCACCAACACCGTCAAATCTCAGGAAGGCGCAGTCAACAAACCCACCGGCAATTCTGACAACAAGCTGGATGATGCTGAACTAGCCCGCTGGGAAGAAGAAAATGCCGTGTCCCTGCCACCGGCCTACAAAGAGTCCTTCAATCAGCTAAAGACGATGCAGTCTGATAACCAGCAATTGAAAGAGCTGCTTAAACAGCTTGTCGCTGGACAAAAGGGAATCACGCAAGGCGCTAAGCAAGGCTTAGAAGCGGCTGCCGCAAGCAAAGACCACTCCCAGAAACAGCGTATGGTCAACAATTTGAACCAAGCCCAAGCGGCCCTTCAACTACCTGACGAATCTGATCGCGACTTCTTCAACTTTGCTTATGACCGTGGCTACACCATTGAAGACTTTATCGACCCGCAATTAACATTGCGTGTTGCTCAAGACTTCAAGAACAATCTCAACTCCCCAGAGATTGATCGTTTAAGATCAATCGCGCAGCGCCGACAAGCTTTTACAGGCACCATCGACTCTGCTCCTACCGCTGGCGGCACCAGCCAAGCCGCTTCGCCGGATCAATCTTTCATTGATTCTGTAGCCTCCATTGCGAAACAAAAACGCAATCTGACTTAAACAAGCTTAAACAGGGACGAAAAAAGGGTATCGCTTCGATACCCTTTCTTTTATCGACATTCCGACATCGAGCGCACCAGCCCTCACAACCTGTCCGAACCGTTGCCAAATAAAGCAAAGGACAAAGCGCGAGCCTTCCGCTAATTCCATTGTTTACGCCACCTCTTGGTTCATAAACCAAGATTTAGTTTTACCTAGTTTTTGTTACACAAACATAAGGATTATTATCATGACTGCTATTTTAGGCTTGCGCGGTACTGGTCAATTTGATTCGGACTTCCGCCCAAAAAATTACCGAGAACTTTACTCTCTGCTAGAGCCAAACGGCACTAGCCCACTCCAGAGCCTTCTGGGCATGACTTCTTCCGAAGCCACTGATGACCCAGAATTCCGTAACTTCCGTGACGAACTACCTGATCGTGTTCTTACTGGTAATGGCGCTGTAACCAATACAGCTACTACCGTCACTGTAGCTAACACTGCTGACGTACCTTTCGTTGTTGTAGGCTCCCTGTTGTCCAACACTGCTACTAACGAAATGATGCGTGTAACCGCAGTAAATGGCACCGACTTCACGGTTACTCGTGGTATCGGCGGCGGCGCTGCGGCCATCGCAGATGGTGCTGAGCTAGTTATAGCTGGCTTCGCGGATCAGGAAGGTGGCTCTAGCCCTACGCCTGTTTCCTTTGATCCAGTTGTAGGTAGCAACTTCACGCAAATCTTTAAGACTTCTGTATCAATCACCGGCACTTTGGATTCCACAAATCTGCGTACTGGCGATAAAGAGCAAGAAGACCTTACCAAAGCGTTGAAGATGCACATGTCTGACATCGAACGTGCTTTCTTCTTCGGCAAGAAGGCCGAAGTGAACGGATCGTCCGCAACTCCAACTCGTTATACCGGCGGTTTGCTAGAGTCCATCACTAACGTGACTGACGCTTCTACCAATACCACTGCTGGCCAGATGACCGAAAAAGTATTTGACCGCACTTTGGTTGAAGACATCTTCGCTTACGGCAATCCTGAGAAGGTTTGTTTCGCTGGTGCTGGTGCAATCGCTAATTTGATGGAAATCGGTAAAAACCGTTGGCAGCCAACTTCTGTTGACAACGCTTACGGCGTGAGCTTCACCCGCTACACCACTTTCGCTGGTGACTTGCTGGTTTACTTGCACCCAATGTTCCGTCAAATTCCATCCATGAAGAACCAAATGGTTATCTTGGACATGCCTCACTTGAAGTATCGCAACTTAGATGGTCGCGACACTCAATTGCAGCGTGACATTCAAGCGCCAGACTTCGACGGCAAGAAGCATCAGTATATGACCGAATGTGGTTTGGAGCTTTCTCATTCCAAAGTGCATCACGTCATCAAGAACTGGACTTCCGTCTAAGCTCAGTCAGGGGCGGCCCAGCGGGACGACCCCTTTGGCTCACTGGAGCAAAATAGCCAGAGAAATAAAACACTCTGGCTTTTTTTTACCTAAATTTGGAGGCCACATGGTCGATTCAACAACAGCTCACTCCAGCACCAGCAAAAAGACAGCAGCTAAAGCCACCAAAGCAGTAAAGTCTTCTCGCAAAACCTCGGACACTAAAAAATCTGACACAGTGTATTACACCTCGACTTACGAAGATCAGCTTTTTGACATCGTAGCTGGCAACAATCGCTATCGTCCAAGTTGGGACGAGTCTGAAAAGCATCCGGTTTGGGCTGTGCCTAACGACAAGACCGAACAGTTTGAACGTCACACTCACTTCCAGTTAGGTCGTGTCATCCGTATTAAGTAGCGAGCAACCGATCATGGCAAAACCAACCAGCACGAATCCCCATATCCGAGATCACTATTCGCCCTTAGAAGAACTGATCGTTAAGGTGTTACGCCGTTACGGCGAGTTTCACCCGTCAGCCGTGGACGGTGAAGTCGGCCTCATGATGATTGATTTTGCCAACTCAGTCATTCTCGATTACAACACGCACCCATACCGCGAGGGTGACACTCCCATCAAGGATTACATATCGCTGCAAGAAGCTAGAGAAATTCCTGATGAGATAATCACCTCTGGCGTCATCTATCTCTACGCTGTGCAGCAGCTATCCGAGAAAATGCAGCCTTATCGATCAATGTACTACGACACGCTGAACACGATCACTTACTACAACAAGTTCGGTAACGCCCCTATTATCACTAAAAAGTATGAGTAACTATGTCTACGTTTAAGTCTGCATCTGGCGTTCAGCTCGACTCATTTCTATATCGCAACTTTCGCGGCATGGATAGTTCAAGAGATGTAGCTGCCCTAGAAAATGGTGAGGCCCAACATCTGATCGCCATTAATAATGGGTTCGCTGACTGGCGAGGCGTGATCAACATTGACCGTGGTGCTTCTCGTCACGTTCTCGCAAACGGTACTGTCGAAAACATACGCTGGTTCGGACGAGACAACGCCGTATGGGTAGAGAAAAACGCCGCCGGTAAGTCCTTTGTTTCTGATCGCGGCCAACGAAAAGATGAAGCTTACCCTGCTGACGCCATTGTCTCGACAACTGTCTTTGATGGTGAAGTAATTTTCGCCACACAGTCTGGCCCGATCTATCACTTCAACGGCTTTACATGGAAGAAAAACGAGTCCAACTCAAAGCCAGACCCAGCGTACATCACCACAATCTCTGGCCGTTTAATTTGTGCAGGAATGACAGGCTCTGCCACTGCTATCTGGCTATCGCGACTAGAGAACCCGATGGTAATGCCGCCAGATGAGGAGGCAGATTCCACTCAAGTAGACAAAGCTATCTATATCGACATCCGAAACGTAGTGGGTTCTGCCGAAACCATCCGTGGTCTAGGCCGATTTGAGTCCAACCGTCTTGCTGTATTCACCGAAGACCGTACATTGGTGTACAACATCTCCGCTAACTTTGAGAACATCAAGCTTGATAGCTCTATTCAGATTGGTGTCGGTACGATCTCGCACAACACTATCGCGGAAGCTGGCTCTGACTTGATCTTCTGTTCTCGTAACGGTGTACACACCATCAAACGATCCAAGGAAAACGGCATTACCGTGTTCCCTGTGCCGATGTCCTCCAAGATTGAGGAAGTTTATCGCGGTCTCGTCAAGTCAGTACGCAACCCAGAGCAGATCAACGCTTTTTTTGACCAAGACGAAAACCAATACCATGTTTTTTTCCCATTAACCGACAAGCTCTCGCGCCGACTGACGCTCTCCTTGAATCCTGTCGATGAAGAAAACAACACATGGTCAACTTCCGACTTCTTGAATGCTCGATGTGCCTCCGTTCTTGGTGGTCGTGTCATTCTCGGCACCGCTGGTGCCGTATGGGAGCTAAAGCAATATGAAGACATCTCCATGAAATCCCCCGCCATGACGATCACAACACCAATCCTCTGGCACCAGTCAATCAACACCGTCAAAGATTCGCACTCATTCATCCTTCAAGCCTCTGGCAAAGGAATAATAAACGTGGAAGCGTTTAATGAGGTCGGACGACAACTAAGCAACATCCAGTATCAAATAGAAGGTGATGTACGGGACTTCAAATTCCCTGAAAACCCGATGCGATTGGAGTATGAACGTAAGTTTGAACACCGATATAAAGGTGTTCAATTTAGATTTAGTGTCGAGGGTGATGGATTAATAAAAATCATCGGCTTCGCTGTAAACACGAGGAAAAAATAATGGCCCGCCTTCGCCAACAACACGCTCAAAACTACGTTTCCTCTGGGAACGTACACACAGAATTTGAATCCATCGTTCGCTACTTGAATAGCGCCGAGCGAGGCAACAAAACCTTCGGTGAATTGTTCGCTAAACTATTCGATGAGGAAGGCGATATTGCCTTGCCCGTTGAGTTCCGACTGAACACCACCACTGGTATCGAGTCTCGCGTAGGCGAAGGTTTTGATGGCGAGGAAGGATGGTCGCTAGTCGCGTCGATAGACAAAATACGTGGTGCATCCGGCTCTAACGTAGGCACTATTGAGGGTGCGCTGTTCTTCAACCGCAGAGACATCACTGCCACTGCGAACCAAACCGTCTTTACCTACCCGCTTGATGAGCAACAGTCCTCCAAAGCGCTGGTATTCGTTAACGGCCTGCTCGAAAAAGAAGACGATATAACCTTGGACTTCACCAACCAAACCGTCACCGTTGCGACAGCCGTTTCGGCTGGTGAAGTTGTTAGTATTTATTCCATTCGTTCACAGTCCGTAACGAACTATCGCCGTCTGGACTTCGCTGTAACCAGCACTCGCTCGCAGATTCCTTTCCCGCATTCATCTGACGAGGAAGTTGTGGTCTACAAGAACGGCATCTTGCAGCGCGAGGGCGGCTCTTTCGACTACAACAAAGACGATGCGTTGGATGTACTGACCTTCACCACTGACTTGGTGGCCAACGACTTAGTTTCTGTACTTACCGTTGAAAACAACTCTATCAAACGAGTCCAAGGCTTGATGATGGAAGATGAATACACTGATTCTGAGGGCTTCATCAACTTCGACAAGCTTGCAATCTCTGACAATGCTATCGCACAGGTTAAGATTGAAGGGCTAAACGCTATTATCGCTAGCGTTTGTACCATCAAAATATCACAAACAACACCATTGAACCCAGATGCGGGTTGGTTGTGGATCGACATCTCTCAAGCGATCCCCAAACTACGCTTCTATGACGGCACCGAATGGATCAGCACTAAAGAAGACATTGACCTACCATCCATCACAATAGGCGATGTAAACAAATATCTGGCTGTTAACGAGACTGCTGACGGTTACGTGTACCGCGAATTAGACTTTACCACCGTAGTACCAAAAACTTATATGGGGTCTGCGAATGGTGTGGCCTCTTTAGACTCTGCTGGTAAGCTACCTGTAATCCAAGTACCTACCTTGTACTCCGCTCATTCTGTATCTAACGAGATCGCTGGTAACGTAACTGCTGGTGACATCTTTATGTCCAAGTTGTGGCGTCAGAAGATTCGTATTGACGGCGTATCTGCCAAGCTAAGCAGCGGTACTTGCCAAGTACAGATCACCATTGACGGCCAAGCTGTTGGTGACACGCACTCAATTTCATCTGGCGGTCAGGATATTGTGATTGACCCCATTATCGAGGTCGATGGTGTCGCATCCTCAAAACGTATCGGCATCAACGTAACTAACCCGTCATCAGCAACCGACCTACAAGTGTCCATTGCTGTGGCATCTTCGGTGATCTAATATGGCTTACGGTAATCAAAATAATATCTCGTTCACAGGAGCGCCTAAAGCTTCAAGTCGAAACAACCATACGAGGGGTCGCTTCGGTGATTCCCTGATTGCGTTTGTAACATCAGACCAGCAGCAAATGCTGGAAGCCCAAGGCGGCGCAGGCACCATTAATCCAGAGACAGGTTTACCAGAGTTTTATACTCCATCTGGCATCGCCGGTGAAGACGCTACCAATGCTCACCATATGCCTTGGGGCTTCTACGAGGACGTTGATGACGAAGCAACTTACGTCGATATCGAGTCTGCACCTGTACCAGACTTTGATGACATCCCCGCGCCACAGCCATCATTGACACCGACTGGTGCGGCCCATGAATACGCTACCATCGAGGAAGTGGATGACAAGCCAACCACAGAAGCTTCTACTCAAGCCACAGAAACAGATTTATTAGCATTAGATGACCTTGACAAGCACCATGATGAATTCCAAAAATGGATTGATAGTGATGACAGTGAGCAATTTCAACAAGAGGGTGATGTTCAAAAGGTCGTCAATGACATTATTAAGCTTGCCCTTTTCGTCCAAAACCCTTGGGGTTCTGCGGCTGTGGGTGTAGGCCACGCTTTGAGCGAGGAATTAGGCGTAGGTGCAGGGGTTGGCCTCAAACCTACACTAGAATTCCGCACTGATTGGGATGGTAATAACGTCCTTAACGCTGGTGTTAATCTTGATGGAGGTGTTGGTGTTGGAGTTACGGGCACTCCTGTCGGCATTGGCAAGGGCAAAACCTTTGCCAGCGTCAACACTACAATAGGCGCTAATGGAGTAGACATCGCCTTCTCTGGCCTAAGCGGATCATCTACATCTGGCGATGCCAATTCCAATACAGGCACTACCATTGATCAAAGCACAGGGATTTCCAACGCCCACGAATTCGCAAATACGGATGATGAAACAGAGTTCGGCAATAGCCAGACAAATGAAGGCTCGTTTGCTCACATTAACCCTGCTGAGCTGGGACTGCTTCATAAAAACGGTTATGCGCCGCCTGTGCTGCACACCAACTTCGGCAACTTTGACGACATCGCTTACGTTAATCCAAACGCGCCACTACAGAAATTATAGGAGACTACCGTGTTCCCCAAAAAAACTAGCATCAATTTCTCTACGCCAAACACTGCCGCTAGCCCAGCGGCACATGGTCGCTTTGGAGACACGCTAATCGCCTTTCTATCACCAGAAGCCAAAGAAGCTCTAACACAAAATGACAACGTACTAGGCACTATCAACCCATTGACCGGCCTGCCTGAGTACGCCGACATTGGTACGAACTCATCTACCACTAGCAACGCTAACGATGATTGGGTAAACAACATGTACACCCAAGTCTTTGATCGCAATGCCGACCAAGGTGGCGCTGACTATTGGTCTGATCAATTGGATTCAGGTATGAGCAAGACCGATGTTATGAAAAACTGGGTAGGCTCTGACGAATACCAGACCAAGATCGACAATCTCGATATGGATATGGATATGGCTTATGACGACATTCTGGGCCGTAGCGCTGATGCGGAAGGCAAAGCCTTCTACGAAAACCAGTACGACAACACGCAGAAAACCTATAACGACATTATCGCTGACATGATGTCTAGCGAGGAGTTCACCAATCAAATGTCGCTAACCAATGACGGCGAAACAGCCGACACTGCCACTACATCAGGAATTGATGAAGATGGCACCGTGTCTCAAGCCGATTCGCAGTGGTGGGCAAACTACTTCTACAATAACCATAGTGCAAATGAAGCCGATTCCGATGGCCTTGCGTTCTGGGAAAACTATTTAGATAGCACCGATGCTAACTCGCAATCTATCATAGATGCAGAACAAGCTTTCCTAACAGGCCTAGCTAAAGATGGTGGCATGGACGCTGATTCAGGCTCATTCCTGAATGACGTAAGTAAGGCGCACTTAACACTAGAGCAGCTTAACGCCGCAACCGGCCAGTCCAACACAACTACAGATGCAACTACAGATGCAACTGGCGTTGGTGTGAACGCAGTAGCTGGGGGTGTCAACTCTGCTGACGCCACTCAGTTAGCGGTTGATCAGCTAGAATCTTCTGACGTTGATTACACCGCCCAAGACATTATCGACCTTGCTGTAAGTATCATGCACGACAATGACAATGACGGTGGCGGCGGTAATGACGGTGGTAATGACGGTGGTAATGACGGCGGTGATGGTGATGGTGATGGTGGCGAGACAGATGAAGTCATCGACATCATAAACTCAGGCGAAGGCGGAGATGAAGCAGTCGACACCGTTAATGAAGCGCTAATCAATGGCACCGAGCTAAACGAGTTACTTGCCCTACTGGATCGCAAGAACTTGCGTGACCTTGGAGTTCGCTACCTACGCGCCATTCGCGGTAAGGATGGCAAGCGTATTTTCTACAATATCGATCCGACTGAATACAACCAAAACCGCAACCAGCTTCGCCGCCTATACTGGAAAGGCAAGTGGGAATACTTATCAGAATCCGAAGACGTTGAAAGCGGCTATGGCTCCCGCGCTAACACTGATTTTTTAGGGGGTGAGTGATGAGCGAGGGAGATTTTGATTTATTTGATCTGAACACTTGGAGTCTTGATGGCGCTCTAAACGCCGCGCAAGAAGGTATCAGTGACTATTTATTTGATGCGGAAGGTAATGTTAACTGGAAGAATGTTGGCAAACTAGGCGCCGGTGCTGTCTCACTCTACAAAGTATTTGATGAATTAAGGGCCGCTAAAGCGGCGGGCAATGCTGCCGAAGAAGCCCTTGCTCTCCAAAAGCTGATGGCCACCACGCAACAAGACTTAGCGCTGGCTGAGTTTGACTTGCAGCGGAAAGCCTACCACGACTCTCTGGCTATTGAGCTTCAAAAAATGGGTTACTGGAAAGCGGCTCAGCAGATCAATTACGACATCACTAAAACTCAGGCTGATTGGTACAAGAAGCTTCAACCATTTGCCCTTGATCGCGAGAAGTACGACAAGGCTCTACGAGAAAACAATCTCAAAGTCCTTGAGGAACAAACCGCTCATATCAGCGATGTCCTGCGAAGCAACACAAGTGACATCCAAAGCATCTATGAAGATCAGTCTGACCTGTACACTGATCAGGTTGAGGCTCTTGATGACTACGAGACTAAATTGCTTAACCAGATAGATCAACTTGGGCAGCGCGATGCAATCACAAACGAATCTTTGATGGCTGATTACAATAACTTGTACGACCAAAACATGGGTGAACTTAACGACCTAATTGATCGGGTTAACTCGCGAGGCTATTCAGGTAACTACGACAATGGCATGAGCGCATCCACAGTTGAAGATGATCGCTCTCGCGACCTCACAAAGAAATACTTCAATGAAGTATTGAAGGCCAAGGACAATGCTGCATCTCAAGCCGTTACTCGCGCCACCCAGAAAGACAATGCCATCACAGGCAACCGTAACGCTATATTGAACGAGATCACTAACAATTCGAACCATTTGCAGAACGCCTTTAACCAAGCCGTTGGCACTGGTAATCATCTGTTCAGCAATGCTAATAGTATTGCGGGTCGAGACTACGATCTATTCGACGCCATGACCTCCTTGAAAAATGGCGCAATGACAGCGGCTGGCACTCCGGCTACGGGTTCAATGAATACATCATCAGGTAATTTACCAACCTATAGTGGTAGCGGGTCAAGCTTGCTCAACAATGCGTCCAGCACCTACGGTGATCACGTAACGACCTACTCAACTGCGGCACAGGGGAATACAAAGTCTGCGCATGAAGGCGCAGCCGATATTCTCGACCTAATGATGAAAGAAGGGGAATAATCATGGGAATGTTTACTTATGGTGGGATGAATGCATTCCAAAACCGCCTTGAAAAGCATCGGACTTCTCGCGCTGACGCTAGAAAAAACTACCAAGAATGGTTAGCATCCATGCGCCAAGATGGGGTGGATATCACTGAAAAGGATGCGCTGACCGAATGGAATGCTATTGCCGACAACAACCGTCACATCCGAATCGGTGCGCCAACTCAACATCAGATTAAGCGACAGACCGAAATTAACAACGTGGCGGCTGCCCGAATACGAGCAGAACAGGAACTTAGCCACATGCAAGCAATACAAGGTCAGACTGATGCTTTTCAAAAAGCGCTGGATGATAGTTACAACAGATGGGATGATACTGCAACAGCAGTTAAAAACGCAGCCAAATCGTTTAAAAGTAAAGAGCTAAGTAATCTGTTCAACGAATACCAATTAACTCTCGACCACGGCGAAGGACAAAAACGTGCGTGGGGTCAGTGGATGACCGAAAATAATGACCATATTAATAAGCTAGCAGGACAAGGCGTTGTTGATTACTCGACACATAACCCCTCTCTTTCTAGTGGACTACTAGCACTAGCCAACTCTCAATTGGGAGAGACAGGTGATCGGCTTGCAGACGAGAAAGGCAACAACATTTTCCAGACATTCTTTGACGGCGGTGGTGTGGTTGATATTGAGCTTTTAGATGCAGCGTTACAAGACGCCAATGTTACTCAAGGTGTTTCGCAATCCCTTATGGGCCAAGCTAAAAGTCGTAACCAACATATCACCGATGACGACATCAATACATATGTTGCCACATTGTTTCAACAAAAAGAGAACATTGATCCCGAAGCATTTGCGACCATCATTGCTAATGCCAGCGACAAAGTAAAGTTGACGCTGAATCAGCGATACAAACAGCATACATCCAACGTCAAGCAGCTACAAGATAAAGAAACAACCGAAGCCATCAACGCCGTCTTGATAAGTCCTTCTGTGCAGGACATTATTTCAAACCGCAATTTGACTCAGGAGGATCGTGTTGAGATGATTATGGCTAACCTCTCTCACCTACCTGATCATGATGACATGGCCCGACAGATCATTACTGATTATCTTGAAGGTGTCGAGGGTACATCGCTCTCCTTGCAATCAAAAGCATATCGGCTTGAGCAAGGTCAGTTGCAACACAAAGCTCAGCAACAAACTGAAAAACTGATTGCCGATAGCGATACCAAAGTGAAAACGGAGACTATCGCCGCAGCCCAGAAAGCTAAGCTCAATGACACGCAGATGGCAATCGTTCACGAAGTTCTTCAAGTGATTGAGCCATACTACATCAACGCTTCTGACCCCCTTGTTCTGGCACGTTTAAGTGGTAAGATCGTTGCCGAAGCCAAGGGAGGCAACGCAGACGCGCAACGTATTGCTTCCACTCTTGTTGAACACATGATTACTGATGCTCGCCTCAGACGTGTAGCGACATCAACTGGTCAACTCGGTGGCAAACAAAGCGTACCAGTATCAATTTGGATGCGTGAATGGCAGTCGGTAATCGACCAGTCCAAAGCCAACATTGATACATTTTGGGAAAAAACTAATGAATTGAGAGCCTTTGATCTAAAAGGCAACTTAGTAAGTAATGCTGGCGCGGTCACTCGTGAGGGCGCTGCCTTTCTCGTGGACGCTCGTTTCGCTGTACGCAACCTGACTGTCATGCTAAAAGACATAGATGAAAACATGAGAGAGCTACAGGAAGATCGCGTGGACACCAGCAAGTTCTTCGACCCTTACACACTGTCAAACAAAACAAACGAAATCGATGGATTCCTGAAAATACTATCCAGCGCAAGTGGACAAGCGAATCGAGAGTTAACCGCTTTGCAAAGCAAGCTGGAAACGGCAGAGGGGATAATGAATGTGAATAAAGGTTCCGCATCCGAATCCGAATCCGAATCCGTACCCCAAAAAAATGGTGATAATGGTAATGATGAACTGACACCGAAGCAGCAGCATGCAAACCAAATGCAAGATCAGTTTACACCTATCGGCAAAGGCATTGGCAGTTGGCTCAAGAAAGACTAACGCCCCAACAAGCCCGCTGCTCGCGGGCTTTTTCTTACCCACGAGAAAGGACGACCCCTTCCTAAAATCTGGCTAATCTTTAGGCACATATTAAATCGGTTAACTGGAGTACCGTTATGCCAAAGGTTATAACCTTCAATGATTTTGGCTCATCTACATCTGCCCCCAATTACGACTACTCAGCAGTCGATCCTAGAGACATTCTAAACGACCCCTTCTTCCGCCGTGACATTATGGATAATGCTCGCGCCCAAGGCATGAGCGATGCCACGTTCGAGGAAGCACTAGCTGAATGGTACAACGAACAATCTTATGCATATATGAACGAGATAGG